GTTGCACTACGTCCTACCCTAGACAAGCCGAATAGCAAAGCCATTTTTATCTCCACGCCCCGTGGTAAACAAAACTGGTTTAGTCAATTTTGGAACCGTGGGTTTGACCCTAACTTTCCAGAGTGGGTTAGCTTACAAGCGGATTATAGTGAGAACACTCGCATGGCGGAATCGGACGTGGCTGAGGCTCGCCGGTCAATGTCGCGAGCCGAGTTCGAGCAAGAATACATGGCTTCGTTCACCACATACGAGGGTCAGATTTATGATTTTAAAGACTCTGATACATTTAGTGAGTTGCCGCCTGAAATTAGGGAAGCTCGTAATTGTGAATTCTTTGCTGGTTGTGACCCTGGCTACCGCGATGCAACAGCTTTTGTTGTAGTATGCTATAGTTGGGATACAGATACCTTCTATGTAGTGGATGAATACCTAGAAAGCGAAGCAACAACAGAACAACACGCAGCAAAGTTTCGTGAGCTATGTGAGCGTTGGGGCGTAGAAACCATCTTTATTGATAGCGCCGCAGCACAGTTTAGTGCTGATCTTGCGTACCAATATGACTTGGCTACTACTAAGGCCAAAAAAGACGTCTTACCAGGTATTGCTTATGTGCAAACACTAGTAGCACAAGGACGGCTGAGGGTAGCTGCACATTGCCGCCATGTACTGGAGATGATGGATCAATATGCTTGGGATAATAAAGAAGGTTTAACTAAGGAGCGTCCTAAACATAACCAATATTCTCATATGGCCGACGCATTACGTTACGCTCTTTATACGTACACCCTGTAATTGAGGAGTCGATCCCACCAGCTTAGGTGCTTGAGTCGTTGCAGTTCGCTGTAGTACTTGTACTTAGTTTCTCGCAGTTGTTGCAGCTGCTGTTCAGTTTCGTGTGGCAACACAACGCCCGCAGTCTCTAACTGCTCGACGCGCTGGTTGGCTTGCTGCAGCTCTTGAAATGTAGTTTTAATAGCCTCTAGATGTTGCAACGTGGAGAACAGCATAGCACTGCTGCCGTTAAATGTTACTTCGTCGTACAGCTCCAGGTAGCGTTGGGCGTCCGCCGCACTCAGTGGTTTGGGTTTTGTGGTGTTTAGGATCTTGTCGCCCCACAACTGGTGTATTAACACAGTTTCGTAGATGTGCACGTGGTCTGGGTGTACTTGCAACACTACCTCGTATTGCGGTTCACCACACTGGTCGTAGAGTGCTTGCATTTTCTTGGTGTGTTTACGCTGCTCAAAAGCCTTTTGGTGGTTTTTCCATCGGCCTGGTATATTGTCACTCTTGCCAATATAAAAGTGTCCAGTATAAAAAGTTATTTTGTAAATTCCCGAATCCATATTTACCCTTTAAAAATACATTATACCACAACCCTGCCGAACCATCAAGATACTTTTTAACACCTGCACAAAAAATTTGGTACTTGACTTTTGTGAACATTTCGGCTACAATAACAGTATTAGTTATAAGTCCAAAAATTTTATGGCAAAAAACACCAACAAACGCATTCCTGTTAAGTGGGTGCGTGATCGCGCAAAAGCAGCATACGAAAAGAAAGGTTCCTGTTTTATCTGCGATACCACAGCTGACTTAGAACTACATCACCTACACTCAATCACAATCCTGTTGGAAAAGTGGGCACAACGAAAAGGCTACGACATAAGTACCGACGAAGGTATTTTAGCTGTACGAGACGAGTTTATCGCTGAACACCATGTGGAACTATATGACCAGGTTTACACCCTTTGTAATCACCACCATGTAGCGCTACATAGTGTTTACGGAAAAGCGCCTCAACCAGGTTCCGAGCCTAAACAAGCTCGCTGGATCAATCTACAGCGAGAAAAACATTTGTCAGGTGGTAGTGTCAAAACAACCAGTAGTTATGGATCATTTTTCTCGGGGCTTTACTAAGGGAAAATATGAGTTGGATAACTAAAGGCACAAATTGGATTCGCGAGAAACTGAATCCTGCACAGGTGCGAATCGCACAAGAAGAAGGTACGTTGGTAGGCACAACCGCACCAATTACGTACTTTCAAAGTTTTCAAAAGCTAGAAGCAGTAAACCGCGGCGTTAGCATGTTGGTAAGTGCTTGTAGTAGCCTAGACTACGACGTGAAAGACAAAGTACACGATGGTGTTGTTGTTGGCGTTCGTCAAAAAACACTAAATACGCTACTTAACTTTCGTCCTAATCCGTATCAAAGTGCACAAGATTTTCGAACTGCACTGTTCACAGACTTTGTACTAGAGGGTAATGCATTTGTACACTTTGACGGTGTATTTATGTACCACTTGCCTGCACAAAATGTGGAAATCTTAACAGACGAAAAAACGTTTATCAAAGGCTTCAGGTACAACGGACTAGTGGACTTTAAGGAATCAGAAGTATTTTACTTCCGGGACTTAAGCAGTGAGAGTATTTATCGTGGCGCTAGCAGACTGCAAGCAGCAGATAAATCTATTAAGTTGTTGTATTCAATGCAAACGTTTCAAGAAAGTTTCTTTGATAACGGAGCTGTATTTGGATTAGTATTAACAACGGACAATACGCTGTCACAGGTAGCCAAAGAAAAAACAATTCAATACTGGCTACAAAAATACAATGTTAAGCAAGGTGGAAAACGTCCAGTAATCTTGGATAGCGGACTAAAGCCGCACCAACTAGCCGAAACAAACTTCAAGGACATGGACTTTGATCAAAGCATAAAAACTCACGGTGAGAAAATTATGCAAGCAATCGGAGTACCACCAATCTTGCTAGCAGGGGGCAACAATGCTAATATTTCCCCTAATTTACGCTTATTTTACCTGGAAACAGTGCTTCCAATTAACCGCAAGTTTGTGTCTGCTATCGAGCGATACTTCGGATATGACGTGGAACCAATTACAGCAAGCGTATCTGCATTACAGCCTGAAATGAAAGATATAGCACAGTATCATAGTACACTAGTAAATGCTGGTATTATTACTGCTAATGAGGCTCGCCAAGAGCTACGCTACGATCCAATTGACGGCAACGACGATTTACGAATTCCAGCTAACATAGCTGGATCGGCCGCAAACCCGGCAACAGGAGGACGACCCGCCTCTGATCGGGAATAATAAAGGGTAAATTATGGTAGATAAAAATAAGTTACTGCACTTAACAGGTGCCCTTGTAACTAAAAGCGAACTACCAACTGCTGAAGGCACTGTTGATTCCATCACTATCGAAGGCTACGCAAGTACCAACGATATTGATCGACACGGTGACGTAGTCCCGGCGGGTGTTTGGGAAAAAGGCATGCAGAATTACTTGAAGAATCCAGTAATTCTTGCGTACCACAAACACGACGAGCCGATTGGCAGAATGGTAGAACACAGAATCGACGAAAAAGGACTTTGGATCAAAGCCAGAGTTTCCGCAGCCGCCGAAGACGTGTTTAATTTAGTTAAAGATGGCGTCTTAACAGCTTTTAGTATTGGATTCCGCATCGTAGATGCAGAATACAATTCAGCCGCAGAAGTGTTTATGGTCAAAGAGTTGGAACTGCACGAAATTAGTGTAGTTTCTGTACCAGCAAATCAAAATACTCTATTTAGTCTCTCTAAGGCGTTTGAAAGTGCCGAAGAATTTAAATCTTTTAAAATGCAGTTTGCAGCTAGTAGCGACTCAGCTAAAGGGCTAGAAGCCTCTGGTACAGCAAACAGTACTGTTAATAAGGAATGGAAAATGGATCCAAAAGAATTAGAACAAATGTTGGCTGCTGCTGCTGAAAAAGCCGCTACACAAGCTGCCAAGGCTTTAGTTGAAGCCCAAGAGAAAGCTGCTGCTGAAAAAGCTGCTGCTGAAAAAGCAGAAGCCGAACTACAAGCACGCATCAAAGCTGCAGTTGCTGCTGTTACACCAAGCGAAACTGGCGCTGACAAACTGCTAGCCGAAGTTGAAAAGCGTCTTGCTGAGACCCAAGAGTCCAGCAAGAAAGCCCTAGAGGGTCTAGAGGCTGCTCTAAAAGAAAAAGCTGCTGAACTAGAAGCTATTCAAAAGAGCAAAATGCAGTTCAACGACAGCAAGGCTGGTGAACTAAGCTACGCTGACAAAGAAAAGGCAGTTATGCTGGCCAAGATGAGCGGTAAGGCTCTAGCCGACACCAAGTTTGGTCGTCAAATGGTTGAAAAAGCTGGTGCTCACGTTCCAAGCGCAACCTGGGAACTAGAAGTTAGCCTAAACATGGAAAACGAAGTTCGCCGTCGTCTAGTTGTTGCTCCTACTCTACGTAGCATCCAGATGCAAACTAACGTTATGACTATCCCTGTAAACCCAGAAGCTGGTGTTGCAACATGGGTACAAAACGCACAGTTTGGTACAGCAAACAGTGCTGGTAACAACGCTACTCACCAACTAAAAGAAATCACTCTGAACGCATACAAAGTTGCTACAAACGAGTATGTTGCGTTCGAAGAAGAGGAAGACGCGCTACTAGCAATTATGCCTGTTATCCGTGACGCCATGGTTCGCCGTGTTGCTCGCGCTGTTGACCGCGCATATCTACGCGGTGCAGGTGCAGGCGCTGACCCAGTTAAAGGTCTAGCTGGTTACGATGCAGTAAGCGCAGTCACCCTAGATATCAGCAATGCTGACAAACTAACTGTTGCACGTCTACGCGCTATGCGTCGTGATCTAGGCGCATGGGGTCTAGACCCAGCCGAAATGATCTATATCGTAAGCACAGAAGGTTACTATGACCTACTAGACGATGCTGATTTCCAGACTGTTGACAAAATCGGTAGCCAAGCTACTCTGTTAACTGGTCAAATCGGTAGCGTTGCTAACACACCAGTGCTAGTAAGTGCTGAATTTGCTTCTCCAGCAGACGGTGAAGTTGGTGCAATCGCTTTTGCTCCAATGAACTTCCTGGCAGGTAACCAGCGCGGTCTACGCGTTGACACCGACGATCTAGTGGAAACACAGCGTCGTGTTATGGTTGCAAGCCTACGCACAGGTCTAACACAAGTTACAACTAACAACGGTGCTGGCGTAAGCGCACTACGTTACGTAGCTTAATGTAATGTGACAGGGATCTAATGATCCCTGTCTTTTAATGTAGTTTACACAAGCTACATTAAAAGACAAGAAAGGCAGACTATGGGTGCAAATTTAATTACAAAAGCCGAGTACAAAGCCTACGCAAGTATTACTAGTACTAATCACGACGCAGAAATCGACTTGTTGATCCCAAAAGTCTCGGAGCTGGTAAAAACCTATTGCCGGAGAACTTTCATTGATTTCTACGACGAGATTAAAACTGAAATTTTTCGTGGCGGATTCGGCAGCTTTATACTAAGCGAAACACCGCTAGTACAAGTTATCAGCGTAGAAAAAAGCACAAACTACGGTCAAAGCTATACTAAATTAACGAAGTTTGTAGACTGGGTACAAGACGGTGATTACATTGTGTCGATTAATCCAGCAGGCTTTGAGCCACACATTAATGGTTACAAAGTATCGTACTTTGGTGGTTACGAGTTAGTACCAGAAGATTTAAAACTAGCAGTACTCGACTTAGTTACGTACTACCGTAAAAATGACGGGGCTATTCACAGCAACAAAGCACCTGGTACAAACAGTGTGCAAATAGAGTACATTAGCACAACTAGTTTACCAGCACACATTAAACGTGTGCTTGATCAGTACGTGGCGGATTATACATGAGCGTAAGTAGTCTCAGCCAAACACTGCAGCAGCGTATACTAAACAATTTAGTTACCAAAGTACAGGAAGATATAGCAAAAGCTACCGCTTTGCTACCAGGTAAGCGTTTTGGCGGAAGTTTTATTGAGACCAAAGTTACGTCCTCTAATGTAACTCGTATAATTACTGACCCAAATCAAACCGGTATATTTGGATTAAACGGGTTACAAGAACTAGCTGCAGGATTTAGAAATTTATCTCAAGGCATTGGCTCTGTAGGGTATCGTGTACTTGATAAAAACGGCGAAATATCTAAGCAAGCGGGATATTCTAAATTAAAAGCTTATTTAAAAAGTATTATCAAGCAGTCTAATAACCCAGATCAAAAATCAGTGTTAGAAACTGCTGTTAGAGACTTAGCCAGACAAGCGGATTTAGTATTATCAAATACTAATTTGTACACTGATTTTATGGAATACGTAAAATCTCAGAATCTACAAGTAAAAGAGCTAGAAGATAGTTCAACATTTTTAATACCAGAAACTCAACACGGTACTATAAATAAGCTATTCGACAGTTATTTACTAAGTATCAAAACCCCTCCGCCTCTAGTAGAATTTATTTCTGCAAATACTGATGCAGGACACTTGTTAGGTATTTTTAATCAAAAGCTATTTCGAGCTTTTGGAGCCACTTCGGATAACAATTATACTCTAGGTGAGCTATCCGTCGACATATTTTCCAATATACAAGAAAACGAAAAGGAAGATATTGAGGCTATCCGTAGATTGAACAGTACTTTCTCTGCCGCATTTAATCTAATGGAAAGTATAGACTTTTTGTCCTCGTCTATAAAAACTAATCCAGAAATATTTGTACAGCTTTCTAAACAAGTTTACCTAAACCCAGATAAACCGACGTCAGCCGCAGAAATACAGTTATCTATGGATAATACGGGTACAGGAAACTTACTTAGAGACGCTGGAAAAAAATTAGAAAAACTAATAGAGTCGGCACAAAGTGCAAAGTTTGTAACACTAGCTGGCGGTACAGAACAAGTACGTGACCCTAAGTCGTCAAATTTTGCCGCACAGCTAGAAGGTCTGTTCAAAGAGATAGGTACTATCGCACAAGTTGCCCAACAAATAGCACAGTCTATTAATGCGGCAGAAAATAAGATATTAGGTGAGTACGTAAAGCGCATTACAAGCCAGATAGATATTTTTGCAGACGTGCTGCTAAACTCAGAAGGCTCTGACTCTGTAAAAACGGCGGCAGTTAATAGGGTTGTGTCGGCAATAACTAAAAAAGTACTGCCCACACCAAGCGATACTTCCGTTGATAAGAGACTGGCTGGAAAAAATAAAAAGCCTGTGCGTAAAAATTCAGGAGTTAAGCCTGTACCTGTAAAAAAGTCCGGAAAAAAGGATTTAAGTGCCCCAAAACGAGTAAAAAGACAAGTTCCCGAACTAGCAAAAACTAGTTTGCTGGATCTGCTTTCACTAATAAACGCAAATCTAACCCAAAAAATAAAAGAAAATATGGGGGACGGCTCACGTAGGGATATATTAAATTTACGTACTGGCAGATTTGCTGAAAGTGTCAAGGTAGAGAGATTAAGCGAGAGTAGAGCAGGAATGATAACAGCCTTTTACAGTTACATGCGAAATCCTTACGCAACGTTTAGTGAGAGTGGTGCGCAGTCTAGTCCACGCAGTCGTGATCCTAAACTGCTGATTGCAAAATCAATTCGTGAAATCGTACAGCAAGAAGTTGCTAATAGATTAAGGGCCGTAGCCTTATGAGTAAAAGAACAAGTATAGTTAAAGCACTCAGCGAAAAGTTTAAGCAAATTGATGGTCAACCACCATACAACTCCAATATTTTTAACAACAGCTATCCAAAACTAAAATTTTGGGACGAAGTGCAAGATTTCCCGTGCGTATACATGACACCAGGCATGGAAACACGAGAGTACCACCCAGCCGACTTTAGTTGGACGTTTCTAAACATCAGTGTAAAAGTGTACTGTAGAGGAGAAACCTCACAAGAACAATTAGAAGCCTTACTAGAAGACGTTGAACGCGTTGTTGATGCTAACCGTGTGCTAGTGTATGACGACCGTGGTTACGAAACCACAGAAATTTTAATAACTTCTATTACCACAGACGAAGGCTTGCTAGCTCCGTACGCTGTAGGTGAAGTTAACTTACAGGTTCGATATGCGACCATGTAATATCCGTGCTGGCGGCATAGGTAACAGATAAATGTCTTGTTCACATGCTTAAGCACTAACTATAAGGAATGAGATATGTCATTTAACTTAATTCGTAATAGTCGTGTTTTCTTCACGACTAACGTTAATCCAGTAAGCGGAGTAGTATTGAGTAGTGGTTTTACTACAGATAATACTCGCGAAATTCAAGTGCTAGACGGCTTCAGCTTTAGCCAAAATACAACACAAGAAACAGTTACGCTAAACGAAGCAGGTGCAGCACCAGTTCGTGGCCAGCGTAGCTTTAATACCTCACTAGATCCAGCAGACTTTTCGTTTACTACGTATATGCGCCCTGCCGACGGCGGTACAAATATTACGTGTGAAGAAAGTGTGTTGTGGAACGCAATGTTCAGTGACGCTGCAATCGGTAGTCCCGACGCAGCTTGGGTTGACGGTATTGCCAGCGCAGTGTGTACACTAGCAAACAGTGACGTACACAACTTGCAAAAGTTTGGTATGATTATTACCATCGACACAACCACATTCATTATCGATAACTGTGTGCTAAACACCGCTACTATCGATTTTGGTCTAGACGCAATTGCGTCTGTTCAGTGGGCTGGTCAAGGTGCTATCCTACGTCAGATTACCACACCAACGCTGTCCGGCACAACCACAGTAACCTTCAGTGGCAGCTTAACAGGCAGCGCACTAGGCAAGAATACAACTGCTCCATATATTGCCAACAAGCTAAGTACAGTTACACTAGATGCTGGTATTGGTGCAGGCGGCACAGCGTACAACTTGCCAATTACAGGCGGCAGTTTAACTATCAGTAATAATGTTACGTACCTAACACCAGCTAACTTGGCAGTTGTTAACAAACCGTTTACATACTTTACAAGTACTCGCAGTATCACAGGCAGCTTAAACGCTTACTTACGTACTGGTAGTGGTAATACCGCTGACCTTATGAGTACAATGTTGGCCGGTAGCAGCACTGAAGTTAATCCTGCTTTCTACATGAAGATTGCAGTTGGTGGTGCAAGCAGCCTAACACACGTTGACTTTACTATGCCAGCAGTTGTGCTGAGTATTCCAGCCGTAAACGCAGAACAGGTTGTGTCTACAACAATTAACTTTACTGCTCAAGGTTCTGCAACAGGTGCATTTGATATTGCACAAGCTAACGAACTAGAGATCGAGTACGTTACTGTAAACGCAGCTTAATTATTGTTTTTTCTTAACGAGGCCCTTAACTTGGGCCTCTTATTTATCTATAAAAATGACAGATATTTCTTTAAAAAGTCTCTTAGTGCCTTCTAAAAGTGTAGAAGTTGAGTATCCGGGACTGCCTGGGTTTGTGGTTCAAGTTGCCTTTTTATCACGCGAAACCTTGTTAAATATTCGCAAAAAATCTACTAAAACTAGCTTTAAAAATCGACAGCCTGTAGAAGAATTCAATGACGAGCTATTTTTACAACTATACGTAGAAAATGCGGTCAAGGGTTGGTCTGGACTAAAATTAAAGTATCTAGAACAATTAGCCCCAGTAGACCTAAGCGGCCAAGATATGGAAGCTGAGCTTAAATACACTGCAGAAAATGCGCTTTATTTAATGAAAAATAGCGGAGATTTTGACAGCTTTATTAGTGACCAGGTAAGTGACCTGGGAAACTTTTCGACAAGCAGCTCCAGCAAGTAAATTTACAGCTTGTTAATTATATACAAAATCAGCATGTAGGCGTTACCAAAGACACATATTACGAAATGTGTGAAATGATGGGTACTGAGCCTATAGATAGTGAAATACCTGTTGATTTTGAAGACTTTCCTCTAGAAGTACAACAAGCCTTTGTAGTATACCGAATGTTACGAGACGAGTGGGATACTATGAACGGTAATTATTTAGGTAAAAGTCTTATAGGTATAAAGGACTTGTTAGAAGCTGCAGAAATAGATCCTAGCGAATATAAGTTAACAATTATGTTAGTGCGAATGATTGATGATGTTCGCAGTGAAGAAATCAACAAGAAGCTACGTGAAAAACCCGCTGTGTAAAAGCAGCGGGTTTTTTTACGTTTAAAATTTTTTGGTTTGACAGCATCATCCACTTATGTTATAATGGTGCAATAAAATACTATTGCTAAATTCAGCAAGTATAATCCTACACAGGAGAGATTATGCAAAAAACAGTTGCAGAAGTCGAGTTTCGTCTAGAGGACAAAAACAAGACAATCGAAAAGAACACAAAGCAAGCTCAAAAGCTTAACGCTGAGCTTGAAAAAACACAGCAACTTGCAACAGGTACTCGTAGTGGCAGTAAGGCTGTAGCGGCCAGCTATCGAAAGGCTGGTGCCGGAGCAGAAGCAGAAGACTATAGCCGCGCTCGCGGCAGTATGGGAGCAACTGGGGCAGCCGGTCGAGACTTTGCTAATCAGTCACAGGGTCTTGGTGGATTAGTGCGTCTGTATGCTACATATGCTGCTAATTTGTTTGCAGCAACCGCAGCGTTTACTGCCCTAAGTGAAGCAGTAAATACCTCCAATATGATTAGAGGTTTGGACCAAATCGGAGCAGCCGGAGGTAAAAACCTAGCAGGATTGTCAAAGCAGTTTCAGGAAGCCACCGGATTCGCAATTAGTACTCGTGAAGCTATTGAAGCCACAGCAAAAGCTACTAGTAGTGGATTAAGCTCCGAACAGTTTATTAGACTTGGTAATGTTGCTCGTCAAGCGTCGCAGGCATTGGGTGTTGGTATGAGTGACGCTGTAAGTCGTCTTACTCGCGGTATTACAAAACTAGAGCCAGAATTATTAGACGAACTTGGTATTTTTACAAAAGTAGGAAAAGCTACAGAAGACTATGCAAAAAGCATAGGTAAAACAGCTAATAGTTTAACAGATTTTGAACGACGTCAGGCTTTTGCTAATGCTGTGCTTGAGGAAGGCGAAAAGAAATTTAGCGAAATTAAGCTAGACACTAATCCGTATGATAAGTTTCTAGCTACATTAAAAGACGTTGGTTTCGAGATACTTAATATTGTTAATGTGGCAGTAAAGCCACTAGTAGAGCTATTAGGAACAAGCCCTACAGGGATGGCTGCAGCAATTGGTTTAGTAGGCGTACGAATTGTAAATCAGGCCTTACCTGCACTGTTAGAGTATCGTCAAAAATTAAACGAAACAACTGAAATGGCTGCTGTTAAAGCGCGCGACAAGGCCAAAGAAGCGGACGCAGCACTTAAAAAGTTTCGTGAAGCAAATAAAACCACATTCCTTACTCAGGCAGAAAAGCCGGCTACTGTTGCCCAACAAGCATGGGAAGATGCAGAAGAAGCAGCTTTAGCTAATAGATATGTTAATAAAGAAGTAAAAAATCTAATACGTACTAAAGAGCAGGCCAATGATTGGACTGAAAAAGAGCTTGCTAATTTGGACAGACTTGGTAAGGCGAACACAAAAGTAAGTGCTACATATAGACATTTAGCCACAAGCATACGGAATTATCAAACAGAAGAACAAAACTTTATAAGAATACGCCAAGAACAAGAGCGACTAGCTGAAGCTGCTCCAGGAACATTTACGCGAGCTGCGGAACTACAAAGAGAAGCTACTGCGGCTAGACGTAGTTCTATATCTACAAGAACAATTGGCAGTGTTAATAGAGTTTACGATACTCAAGGGTTTGGACCGGCAGTACAAAGACTAAAAGACGTACAAGGAAGACTAGACAAGTTAGGTACCACTACTAAATGGTATACTAATATACAGGCAGGAAGCTTAATAGCAGCACGAGGAATATCTACTTTAGCTAGCGGTATGATGAGTTTAATATCTGGACCGCTAACAGCTTTTTTAATAGCCTTTCCCATATTAGAAATGTTGTTTGGAAAAAATGCGGAAGAAATGGCTAAGTTTAATTCAGCCATTGACGCCAATAAAGATAGTGTTAAGGCTGCAGAACAAACTCTTAAAAAGTACAAAGATACTGTAACAATAGACAGTATACTTGCACAAGCTAATGCCACGCAGGATTTAAATACAAATCTTCGAAGTTTAGTGGACAGCTACGAAGAAGCTTCCCGTGCGGCTAGTACTTTTGACAATATTGTGAATGCCGCAAAAGGTATTTTTGGGGCAGACAGAGCGTCCAAACAAGCAAAAAGTCTAGCCGAAAATATAACTCAGCAGCTTAAGCTAATAAAAGATCCTGGCGAGCGTAAAGCGTTAGCTAGTGAGATAAAGAGGTTAGTTGGCGGCGGCGGAACAGATGCAGAATCTATAACGACCTATTTAGGATTTAAATCAGAGGCAGAAATAGTAAGCTTTCAAAACGCTATACTAAACTTGTTCAAATCAACAGATCAAGCTAGTCAAAATAGTGTGAGAAGGTTGTCAAATGTTGGTGAAGGTTTTGCTGACATTCAGAATAAGTTTCAAGCTCTTGAAAATAGTTTAATGCAAAAATCTGTAATTGGAGATTTTGGGGCATCCTTGGTGGCTCAAACTACTAATATAGCTAGCGCATTTACTAATGCCAAAGACATGGCAGCCGTACTAAATACTATACTAGAGGACACTAGTAAAATAAGTGCTTTTGACTTAAAAACCCAACAAGCATTGATTTCAGCGGCAACACAAGTTAATGAATTAAATATTCAATTAGAAGCAGCAGTTGACGCGAATGACCGCATGAAAGAAGCGTCAATCCGTAAGCAGATAGAGTATATACGAGTAAATCTTGGTGACGCCTTAAATAAGACAATAGATAGGGGATTCAAGCTAATTCAGTTAGAATCTTCACGAATTCTAACAAAAGCTTCATTAGAAGCATCTAAGAGTATTGTTAGTATTTTACCCGAATCTGAAGCCACTATTAAAGAGCAGTTACGTTTAGATATTCAAATGCTAGAGCTAAAACGATCAGAACTAGTCGAAACCAGGAGATTAACTGATCAAATTGCACTAGACAGAATATCTCGCGAACGTCAAGAAGAAAAGGCTAAAAATATAACAGATCCTCGCGATGTACGTGGATTCCAAGAGTCACAAAACAGGCTAGCAGCTCTAGACTTAGAAGAAAGAGCTATACGAGACCATAGATCTTTAATGACTAAAGACAATACTCCAGAAGAGCGAGCCGCCGCCGCACAGAGACTTCGCTTAGAAAATAATCTACAAGCGCAACTAAGTGCTATAGGGTTGGAGCGATACGTTAAAGAGACTGAAGCTCAAGCAAGACTGCAAAAGTTAAAAATTTCGGACATTCAAAAACAAGTGTCAAACGAGAAACAGTTGTTACAAGAACAAGAAAAGCGATATATGTCTGGCGCAGAATTCTTGGGTATGTCTTTAGAAGACCAGCAACAGGTACTAGAAGGTTATAGACGTCAACAAGCCGAACTAGACCTGTATAACACTCGTCTAGAAAAGTCTAAAGACATTACCGCAGCCTTATCTGTATTAGTTGCGGCTCAAAATGCAAAAGACAAAGAAAAAATACCTCTGGCACAGTCTGCCCTGGATCGTGCTATACAGGAGTACATTGTTGCGTCTAATTTAAAGCAAGTAGCGGAAGAAAATAGGCAAGTTGCACAGTCACGACTAGACATACAAAGTCGTTTTAATAAGCTACTGGAAGATCAAAGAATACTGCAGGAAACACAAAAGCTTGAACAACAAGGTGCGGCAGCCTCCCAATTAGCTGCGCTAGAGTATCAAGAACGTGATTTACAGTTACGTACAGAGCTAGGTCAAGTAACTGAGCGGGATGCGCAAGCACAGCGAATCGTACTTGAACAGCAGCGTGCACAAATTGCATTAGAACAGGCTCAGTTGGATATTTCTCGTGATAGAGCCAACGCCCTAAGCGACTGGACTAAACGTTTTGTTGCAAATAACCAGATTATGACAGATAGTCTGCAAACAGAACAAGACGGTATTATTAGAAATTCAGATTTACGTGCCCAACAAGCTGTAGATGACTATAATGCTAAACTAAGACTACTGGACTTAGATCGTTTTAGTAATAGTGAGCAAACTAAATTACTTAAAGACTACTCTAATGTGTTCAAAAACAGCATTGATGGGTTGACCGATGCTTTCGTAGAATTTGCAAAAACCGGTAAATCTAGTTTCAAGGATCTAGCTAACTCCATTATTTCAGATTTATTACGTATTGCGCTTCGAGCTCAGCTAAGTAATGTATTTGAAGGTTTATTTGGTAAGGGTTGGTCAGGTACCGCGTCTAATTGGCTAGGCAAATTGTTAGGCAATATCACTGCTCCTGGTATGGCTAGTCTTGGTCCTACAGGAGCTACTGGTACAGCCTATGATTTTTCCGGTATTAGTGAATACTCTGCTAAAGGAGGAGCCTACGACTACGGAGTACGTAAGTTTGCCAAAGGCGGTGCATTTACCAATCAAATTGTAGACAGCCCAACACTGTTTAAGTTTGCTAAAGGTACAGGCCTAATGGGCGAAGCCGGCCCAGAAGCCATTATGCCGCTAAAGCGTGATGCCAATGGAAACTTGGGCGTTCGCGCCGGCGGTGGTGGCAATGTGGAAGTCGTGGTAAACAACTACAGCACTGCACAAGCTACAACTAGCGAAACTACCGACAGCCGTGGCAACCGCCGTATTGAGGTAGTAGTTGGTGAAATGGTTGCTGGCGAGGTATCTCGCACAGGCTCCCAAACTCAGCAAGCATTTATGAACACATTCGGCTCTCGCCCAGCACTAGCAAGGAGATAAAACTATGGCAATACCCACTTGGCCAACAGCCGGTGGGTTTCCACAAAGCGTACAAAAAGGCTATACCGAAAACCATGGTGCGAACATACTACGTTCGCCCATGGATAGCGGTCCAGCCAAACAACGCTATCGTGGTAACCGACCAAGCACACTAAGTGTTAGCTTTATACTTAGTACTCAGCAGGTAACTACATTACAAAATTTTATTACCAACGACCTGCGTGGTACACGACGATTTCTATTCCCACATCCACGTACCAACCAACAAGTAGAAGTACGTATTGTACCACAAGGTAGTGGGGACTTGTATCAGCTACAGTATCTTGCACCAGGATACTGGACAACACAGCTTAACCTAGAAGTATTACCATGAGCAGATTAAGTACACTAAGTGCCTCGGCTATTCGTGCTATGTTCTCGTCAGAAACTGACGAGAATCTTATAATGTTGCTTACAATATATGATCCAGATGCACCAAACACGCCAATTTTTAAGCTAGCAGATAGTTATACTCAAAGATTGGCTGCGCTTACCACGGACGAGGAAGTAGTGTACGGAGTGCCTAGCCGTGGCAGTGATTATGTGTTTTTACCACTACAAATTGACCTGCCAGAAGAACAAGATACAGGCGTAGGTCAGTGTCGCGTAACACTACAGTATGTAACACGAGAAGCTATTGAACTAGTTCGTGTGCAGCTAACTAAACCTACACGAGTAAAAATTGAACTAGTATTAAGCGGTTCGCCAGACGTGGTGGAAGCAAGCTTTCCTGATTTTTATATTACGTCTGCTACTTACAATAGCGATACAGTTAGTTTTGACCTAACTATGATAAATTTAGCACGCGAGCCTTTTCCGTGCTATAATTTTATACCAACGTACTTTCCGGGACTATTCTAATGGATTACAATAACTATATTGGCTTACCTTATGAGTCTAACGGTAGAACTCGTAGTGGAGTTGATTGCTGGGGATTAGTACGTCTTTTTTATGCTGAACAGCTAGACATTGAATTACCAGACTACAGTGAACTGTATAGCGGTGCGTGGGACCCTCAACTGAGTGAGGTTATCAACCTGCACAAAAGTGGCTGGACTGAGACTAGCGACGCACAGCCTGGTGACGTGTGCCTTTTCAACATCTACGGCGAACCAGCACACGTTGGTGTGTACGTTGGTGCTCGCCGGTTCCTGCACGCACGCGAAGGTCGTGATAGTGTGGTTGAGTCACTAGACTCGCCACAGTGGTCGCGTCGTTTTGGCGGATTCTATCGCTATAGTTCACAAGCACAAGCAGTGCCTGCTACCGGGTTACCGCACCCACTACGTACACAAGTTGAACTGGATTGGATGCCAGCCGGAACCACAGTTCAAGATTTCGCCGACTACGTTAACAACAAATACCAGATAAGTGAGCGCCTTGCTAGTAAACTGGTTGTGTTAGTTGATGGTGTGCCCATTCCACGAGACGAGTGGAGCACCACAGTACTAAAGGCCGATCAAAAACTGGCGTATAAAAGTGTGGCAGAAGGACGTGGAGGTACAAGGCTGCTATTAACACTAGCTGTTGTAGTAGCTGCTGCATATTTTGCACCAATGCTAGCCCCGGAAGCAGCAGCTGCAGTAAAAGCAGGTACAGCTACTTTTGCACAAACAGCTACTTTAGCTGCTACAACTGCCGCCATAAACATGGCCGGCATGGCCCTGGTTAATGCTATTGCACCAATTCGTATGCCAGGCCAAAACGACCCTGGACAGGCTCGTGGGCTTAACCTGTTTACTGGTGCTAGTAATCAGGCCAACCGCTTTGGTGCCATTCCGGTGGTGCTTGGACGCCTACGCGTAACCGGCACACTAGGAGCCACTCCGTATGTGGATACCTTAACCGATACCAGCTTACTTAACTTGTTAATCATCTGGGGATTTGGTCCACTGGAGATTGTGGACATTTGTGTTGGTATTAATCCACTATCGAACTACTACAATCTGCCATTAACACAAGCCGAGCAAGGCGATCCAACCATTGACTGGAATCGTAAAGATACTGCTAACCAAACTCCGGAATTTGCACAAGAAATACCACGTCCAGTTACACTACCAGGAACAGGTAGCGAGCCACAAGAACAAACAGATGCATTTAACAGGCTGTATCCGCGAGACGTAGAGCAGCAGCAGGTAGGTGTTGAGCTCGTAAATAATACCGAAGACGGTAATCCGTGGCAAGAAGTTGTGTTGCAGCAAACCAACACCACTGCCATTGACGTAGCACTGACGTTTCCGGTTGGTATGCGCCAGCTAGTAATTAGTGGCGGTGATGCTGGTAAAATTCGCCCAGCAACAGCAGCTGTGGAAATTCAGATACGAAAACAGAATAGTGATACTACTTGGCCGTCTTGGGCACCTCTGGCGTCTTATACCTTAAACAGGGCACCAGGATTGCAAGGAACTAGTCGTGCATACACTGACGAAATAACTCCAGTTACGTATCAAAAAACGGAAGATACAGGTGACGGAAGTTACACTTATGGTGTAACATTGTATCAGTGGTATACATACGCACTTAACTCTAGTGGCGAAGTAAAGCGGTTTGACGGATTTCCTACTGAACAACAAGACAGCGAGCCAAGTCAAGAATTAATAAACAAACTTAAGACTAGCCAATACGCTAGTTTAATTAGTGAGGGGCATTCGGCCTCAAGGTTACCAACAGTACCACAAGCTGGATTTATAAAACTGTATACTATATGTAATGGTGGTGGGCAGATAGTAAATACCGTTACACATGTTCAAGATTATGTAGGCCGTAGTGGGTTGGTTCTAACGTCTCAGAATAATACCCAAACAGATTATGAAGGTAATGTTACTAGCATTAGTACCATTGTTCGTATCAGTGCTGGTAGCGTATCACAATTTTCAGTAAACCAGCCGGCTACAGGTGCAGAAGATATAGTATTTAATGCACGTAGCATTCCTGGCACAACGACTCCTACAAATAAGGTTTGGTCTCAATTTTTAAATAACAACGCTGTTTGGAAAGGTACAAGCACAGAGTTTATTGAAACCTATACAGCAACTTTTAAATATTCAGGATATTACCGCATTGAAGCAGCAGCAGATGACGAAGGTGCGATCTACATAGACAATCGTTTAGCAGTTGCAATGCCTCGACCAGGCTACAAAGAAAGTGTTAGCAACTTGGTATACCTAGAAAGTGGTACTTATCCAGTAAAAGTAACTGCACGTAATACTCTTGGAGGTGCAGCTGGTGTTGCTTGTAAAATTACGTATACCGAAAATGGCGGGTTAAATAATCTTGCTACTCCAAATACTATTATACAGTTTGGTAGCCCTGGGTTGTACTACATGCGTCGCGATGCCTTTAACTTTGTGTACAAAACAAAAGACTTGGAACCAGGTCGTTATGAAGTTCGTGTACGTCGCGCAAATGACGACGAAACAGAACCAGAAGAATCACTACGCAACTACCACACAGTTAGCTTATTAAGTGTAACCGGGTACGGTAACCCAGATATATTAGATGCCAACGGCGATCCTAAAACAGATCCAGTTACTGGAGACAAATTAATACAAAGACCACTAAACAAACTACCACGAGGTAATTTAGCACGCACAGCAATACGTATTCAAAGCACTAACAAAGCCAACGGTAGCATTGATGGTGTAAATGCACTAGTACACTCAATTGTGTGGGATTACGAACACACTACTGATAGTTGGGTTTACCGCGCTAGCTCAAATCCAGCAAGCTTATTCTTACACGTACTAACACATCCAGCAAACGCATACCCTATACCAGTAGCTGAAGTCTCACAACGTGTTGATCTAGCTGCTGTTAAAAGCTGGCATGACTTTTGCAGACTAAACTCATACGAGTATAATGCTGTGGTGACGCAAACACAAAGTGTGCTGGACACATTACGCGATATTTGTGCAGCTGCTTTAGCAAGTCCTGCTTTTGTTGATGGACGTTGGACAGTGATTGTTGATAGACCTCGCACTGTAGTAACTCAGCATTTTACTCCACACAATAGTTGGGGATTTGAATCTACTAAGCTGTTACCTCGTTTACCTGACGCGTTCCGCGTTACTTTCCCAAACCGTGATCGTGCGTATCAGGCGGACGAAACAATTGTGTATAACTACGGTAAAAATCAGTCTACTGCTACCGTGTTTGAAGAACTAAGTTTACCTGGTGTTACTAATGCGCTACAAGCTAAAAAGCTAGCACGCTGGCACCTAGCACAACTCAAGCTACGTCCTGAAGTATACACACTAAATGTAGACTTCGAGTACCTAGTATGTAACCGTGGTGACTTAGTACGCGTTAATCATGACGTACCACTATGGGGAACTGGTAGTGGCCGACTAAAGTCTGTTGGTGCTACTACACTGGACTTAACTGAGCCTGTGTATCTAACAACTGGGACAACGTATCAAGTTCGCATCCGTACTAATACCGGTGCTAGTGTGCTACGTACACTATCTCCAGCTACGTCTGGCTGGTACGATACTGTTACGGTTACAACTTCATTGGACGGTAGTGGTGTAGAAACCGATAACCTATTTATGATCGGTGAAGTATCTAAAGAATCACAAGAACTAATTGTAATTGGTATTGAACCAAGCTCTAATGTAACCGCACGACTAACGTTAGTGGATTATTCGCCACAAATTTACAGCGTAAATTTAACCAGTGAAGCTGAGCTACCTTCTTTTGACCCTAACATCTCCGGACGCAGTCCGGAAGTGTTGAAAAATGCTATAACAGTAGCACCAGTAATAACCGATGTTGCTAGTGCTAATGAATTTGCGGAAGAAATTAGCACAGGTATATATGAAAACTATGCTGTGGTTAGTTTCGCCGATTTTCCAGATCTAACACAGCAAGCAGAAATTATACAAGTTCAAGTAGTATTAGGCAACGGTGATTTTTCTAATTCAAATCTAGATAATCTATACGAGGCCAAACGGTTTACAGGTAGTATAAATATACGTGGATTACGTTCCTTAACTACATATAAACTACGTGCTAGATATACTAATGCTACTGGTAGTGTTAGTGGTCCGTGGTCGCAAGTTTATTATTTTGTTAATACTGGCAAAACTTCAAATTACTATGTGCCTCCAGTGCTTAATATGGATTTAGAGGGTACTTATATCGTGGCCAGTATACCAAATGAGTATATATTAGACGAAGAGTTTATTAATCTCTCAAATCCAAAAGATTTTAAGAGTTTTGAATTCCGACTATATAAAGATACTGGTATTGAAGATTTCTGGGATATAGAGCCCAATGAAGAAAATAATATTAAAGTACTGCGAGCGCCAAACATCGCTAGATTCAACCTATTAGATATACCTCCTCCAAGAATATCAGAATCAGGTATAACATATAGAGTAGCATGTCGCGCAGTAGACAATAATGAAAACTACGGAACTGTAAGTGCACTCGGCACAATAGTTGTTACAACCATAACATAAAGGATACCTATGTCAGTAAATCTATACCCTGGTATTAGAAAACTCCACCTAATCTATAGTACCAGGTATGACACTATTAGAACCGAAGATGTTCGTGACGACTTACTTGGTATACGTGTATGGATAAGTAAAACATCAGGTTTTGACCCTCAACTGCTAGTTTCTAAAGATTTTGGTATTGGCAGTTCAGTTAGTTTAGACGAGTTAGAGATCAATACATACTACTATGTGCGCTATGCGTTTATTAGTAAAATTGATCCCGATGTATACACTATTTCTGATGAACTTGTTGCAAAAACGTATGACGAACTTACCACTGTTTACGGCGAACTAACAAATGATCCTGTATTTCTACAGAATTTAGAAACCGGAGAAATTGACTGGAGCCAGGCTACAGGTATTTTTAGAGTCTGGGATGCTAGTTTAGAAGTAACCGGAACAGGCCCAGTTTATAGTATTATACCAAATACTGCCACTAACGGATTACAAGTAACTATTGATGCACAAACAGGTGTGTATAACGTAACAGGATGGGACACTGGCACCACAGTTGCCAGTGTGTCGTTTAGTGCCGAGTACTCCGGAGTTACTGTTATTCGTGACCTTAATCTAGTTTACGGTGTGGGGCAAGAAGCCCCACAAATTCGCATTAGTGCGTCGCCAGCAAATTTTATTTATCTAGATGAAAATGCTGTTTTAGCACAAACCACAAGTACTACTGTAACAGCCTTGCTATTTAATTTAAGTGGTATACCAACTTTCTTGATAAAGGCATATACTCGCGAAGGTATAGAAATACTTTCGCCTGTACAGTTTACGCAACAAGATAATACCATCACAATTACCAACCAACAATTTCATGTTAATAATACTATTGGTTACATAGTTGTTGAAGCAAGGATTGGCAATGTTTTTGATCAGCTTACCATAAATCGCCTAAATAATGGTACAAGTCAAATTACAGTAGAGCTTAGCAATCCGGTAGCACAGCTGCAGGCTGATGAAAACGGTGTTGTTGACCAGGGTGAGTATTTGGAATCCGGTACTCAGATACGAGTATATGAAGGAGCTCAATTATTACGAACAGATTTACAGGGTGTCCTAAAAGGTAGTTGGAGAATCGATTCAATTACAGGTGTTGGTATTGTACCAGAAGATCAACCAATAGTAGCTTTAAACTATGTTGAATTTCCTGAACACGCCAATATGACAACAGATACGGCCCATATAGACTATACGATTAGATATGTGACTCGTGCCGGATTAGTTGATACGCGTGTTGTACGTCAAAACTTGTCTAAAAGCAAACAAGGCGTAACTGGAGCCAGCGCACCTCAAGTTAAACTAAATTCTGAACGACTAGCCTTTGTCAAGCCTGCTAATGGTGATGTAGGAGATATTTGGCCAGAATATATTGATGTAGCAGTGAGCGTTAGCAATATTGATCCGCTTGTACCTGGTGGCGCATTAGAATACGATTGGCGTATTGACGGTATACTACAACCTACAGAAACCAATAGTTTTATTCGTATACCAAAATTTTCTACCCAAGTATCTAAAACTGTGGAAGTAAGTATAACTGGTCTGAATAGTTTTGGTGAAACAATTACGTTAACAGATCAGTGGACATTGTATTATTTACAAGAAGGTAGTGATGCATTAGTCGCCACAGTATCTCCAGATGTAAACGTAATTACTTGTGATAGCCAAGGAATTCCGGACGCAACACAATTTCCTTTGCTTTTAGATACCTTTCTTGTTCGTGGTATAGAGATTATTTCACCACAAAATATACTCTACCAACTACAAGACCTAGATGGTGTAGTTGCAACAATGGATACAGTTACACCAGGTCGTGTACGTGTAGTTGATGTTACTAAAAAGTTTGCCGGATTTACGTTGGCATTTACATATGCTGGTGTAACTTTATACAAACAAGTACGTTTTAATAAAACTGTAGATGGTGATAGTGCTCCACAAGTTAATTTAACTACAACTAATCAAATATTTACAACATTAAAAAATACCGGTCAAATAACTCCTGCTAATACTACTATTACAGCTACTGCACAAAATGTAGCAGATGCTGTATATACGTGGTATATTGATAATATACAACAGCCACAGTATCAAGATGATTTATCAATTGTTGTACCAGCCTTTAGTGATGCACGAAAACTGATTAAGTGTGAAGTAACTAGTACAGCAAATCCAGCACTTTTTGTATTCGATTTTATTTCTTTGTACAATGTCAAGGAAGGTGATGATACTCTAGTCCTTACTTTAAGCAATGAAAATCAAACACTAACAGCTGATAGTCTTGGCATAGTCGCAGCCGGTCAATATCCAATTACCTGTCAGATGGTATTGTTGAGAGGGTCGGAACTATTAACAAGTGGTGTAACTTACTCTATTGTATCGCAAACAGGAACCGATTCATCAAAGGTACTGTTAAGTAGTACAGGATCACTGAGTATTTCTAGTGGTGGAGTTATATCAGACTTTGCAGAAGTAGAACTCGCAGCTAGTATAGGTGATGTTACCCTTGTAAAAGTATTAACTTTAAGTAAGAGTCGTGAAGGGGCACCTGGTTTAAGCGGTATCAATACAGCTACTGTAGCACTATACGCAAAAAATACTAGTTCTAGTGCTCCACCTGCAGCTTTTAGTGGAACCTTTACTTATACATTTAGTACCTCAACACTAAGTGGTGGTACACTAAATGGCTGGAGTACTACAGCACCTAGTATTAGTAACGGTGAGTACTTATGGGTACGATATGCTACAGCAGCTAGTAGCTCAACAACTGATTCAATAGACTCTGCTGAATTTTCTGGAGCTGTTGTAACAAGTGTTGGGGGTGTTAACGGTACTAACGGTATCAATACAGCTACTGTAGCACTATACGCAAAAAATACTAGTTCTAGTACAGCACCTGCAGCTTTTAGTGGAACTTTTACTTATACATTTAGTACCTCAACACTAAGTGGTGGTACACTAAATGGCTGGAGTACTACAGCACCTAGTATTAGTAACGGTGAGTACTTATGGGTACGATATGCTACAGCAGCTAGTAGCTCAACTACGGATACTATAGACTCTGCTGAGTTTTCTGGAGCTGTTGTAACAAGTGTTGGGGGTGTTAACGGTACTAACGGTATCAATACAGCTACTGTAGAACTATACGCAAAAAATACTAGTTCTAGTACAGCACCTGCAGCTTTTAGTGGAACAGCAACATATACCTTTAGTACTAATAGCTTAACAGGACTAACACTAGGTTCCTGGACTAGATCAGCCCCTAGTATCTCTAAAGGAGAGTATCTATGGGTTAGACAAGCAGTAGCTAGTTCCAGTACTAATACCGATACTATTAGCATAGGTGAATGGAGTACTGCAACTATAGTAGGTATTGGTGGGTTAGACGGCGAAATACCTAATATAGATAATCTAATAGATAAAACTGCAAATACTATATTAACAGGGTCTATACAGCCTAATGATAGTGGTAGCTTGAAAGTAGGTAGTATCACTTGGAATAGTTCTACCGGAGCAATTACTGGAGGTAGTGGTTTAGCTATTACTTCACAAGGGTTAATAGCTGCAAAAAATGGTGTAGCTACCGTAACTGTCGGTATAAATGGTGATGCGATTTTTTCCGGTAGTATTATCACATCAGGAGATTCTTCATTTGAAGGCAGAAGCACTTCTACACAACTAACCTTAATTAATACTCAAGTTTACGACGTAGACTACAGTTCTAGAGCATTAGCACTAACAAACCCCTTTAGTTCAAGTAGTGTTAGAGCCGGGTTTCTTGGACAGGCAGGTGCTAGTGCAGCCTCTGTAGCGTATAATGTCGGCGTAATGGGTATAGGTACTCAAACTGATAAAGGCATCGGAGTACTAGGACAAGGAACCATAGTAGGCGGATACTTTAGCTGTTCCCAATCCACAGGGATTGCGGTTAGGGCTATTAATTCCCACGCTTCAGGGGGTATAGCTGTGGAGTGTGCCGGTAGATTGAAGTGGGGTAACTATACATATACTATTCCAGATGGTAGTGTTACCAAGTACATGAGAGCAGATGGAACATGGATAGAAGTAAGCTCACTTTACAGCTCCAGTTCCGTTTCTATTAGTGGAGGAAGCACTGCTACTATTGAAAATCGTAGTGGTAGCCTCCCAGGTTCGAAATGGTTTTTCGGACCTGATAGCGGAGGCAACTTTCTAGTATATAATAATAACTCGGTAGGTATGTATATAGCTAGTGGGGCCCAGAGCTGGTCTGCTGGCTCCGATGAAAGCTTAAAGGATGAAGTAGGGTTAGTTGCAGACAATGCTTGTGCAAGGATACGTGGATTAATTCCAAGATACTTTACATTTAAACAAGACGTACGAAAAAAGGTACATATTGGATATTTTGCGCAAAATGTAAAAGACTACATTCCAGAAGCTGTAATACCTTTACCCAACCTACCTCAAGATTCTCAAGACCTATTAGCAATTACACCTGACACAATTCATGTTCACCTTGTAAAAGCAGTACAAGAACTAATTGATGAAAACGAAATGTTAAAACAAAAAATTGATGTAGCTTTACTGAAATTGGCGGTTTTAGAATCTAAGGATGTATAATGAATTATAAAGAACAAGACATTATTGGTACAATGTGGAGACGTTGTCATGAAATACATATTTATAATTCGCTAAATTCAAGCGACAAGTGGATTAGGTTTGATGAACAAGACATTATACCGCTTCAAGATACACAAATAACTAAATACGTTGGATATATATATCTAAAAAATTTGATCCAGAGGCCAGTTTTCCTATTCTAGATCCAAGTACAGGTCTTGAAACCGGCAAAACTGCAACACATTTATATTTATATAACATACTATATTCTTTATATATAAAAACTGCTGTAGAGCGTGATACAGCTGAATTAAGCCAACCTAACGTTGGTGTCAATATATCGCAATAGACATATTACAATACAATATAATAAGTACTAATAATCCTGCCCATGAAAATGGGCAGGGTATTTTTTGCATTGACAAAAACATGCCCTTATGGTATAATATACAAAAATGTTTATAAGTGTCTGCAAAAGCTCTAATCAAGCAGCAGACAGTTATAATCGGCATAACATAGATTATAAATCGCAGAAATATTTATATTACTGCTAGTATAGGAGACTGTAAAATATGGAAGTAGATAGCAATACAGTACTACAAACTATCTCTGTGGTGGCATTAGCAGTAATTGCACTAGTATTTGGTATAAAAAAACTTATGAAGGACTGGCTTATATCAAGTACTGAAACTAGTGTGCTAGAATTAATGCATGAAGAACTTAACCGCATGAGTGCGCAAAACCTTACACTTAGCAAAGAATTAAGCAAGCTTCAACAAGAAATAATTCAGTTAAATACGCAACTTCGTAAATTATGTATTGAAAATGACAAGCTACAAACAGAGGTAGTAGCTTTGACTAATCAACTAAATGCCTTTAAACAACTAGCTATATTACAAGAAGCTAAGGAGGCAGCAAATGCAGCCAGCTAAAATTAACTATAAAATGTATCAAGGCAGCACATTTGAAGAAACGTACAGATGGGAATCATTAACAAAGGTTTATGCACCTATCAGCAACATATCTAAAAGTGCTCCTTGTGTAATTACCACAAGTAACAATCACGATATGCCAACTAATTGGAGATTTAAAGTAGTTGGTGCAGGTGGTATGAAAGAAATAAACAGTGTAGGAGATGGGTACTATATTGGTACTTCTACAACAAACGATACTATCACAATAAATCAAGTTAATAGTTTGCTTTACTCAGCATATACTAGTGGTGGAGTAGTTGAGTATAATATGCCAGTACCTATAGCCAACTACAAAGCTAGAATGCAAATAAGAGAAACTGTAGATAGTCCTGAGGTTATCTACGAAGCTACTAGTGATAGTGGTCAAATATTAATAGACAATGTTCAGAAAGTTATCACAGTACGGCTTTCCGCCAATACTACTAGTCAATTTAATTTCGTAACAGCAGTATATAGTGTAGAGCTGTATACTGCAAATGAAGTAGTACCTTTCCTAGTAGGTAATCTTACTCTAGTGCCGGAGGTAACAAGATGACCAAGATAGTAGTGACATCATGTGATAATGGCACGGTTATTGTAGAAGATAAAAAAGCTACAACTGTAGTTACTGGACTTATGCCGCCTCCTCAAGCTATATCAGTTAGTAATTTAGCGGATATAGACCTTACAAACTTACAGAATGGTGGTGTACTAGTATATGATAGCGCCACACAAACCTGGACAGCAACTAACAAGTTAGAAAATCAAATTTTCGAAGCTGGTCAGTTCTAAGGAGAATTTTAAATGAGTTCAATATTAAGAATTAAGCGCAGCGAAGTTAGTGGGAATCCAGCAGTATTAGCCGCAGGTGAGCTAGCTTACAGTGCTTTAGCCGATAATGGTAGTAATGGTGGAGACAGACTATACATCGGTATGGGTACAGAAACGGCCGGCAACGCCGTTAACCACGTTGTAATCGGAGGTAAATACTTTACTGACATGATTACAGCCGCTACTAGTTTAGCAACACCGAATACTTTGGCTAAGCGTGATGGTAGTGGTAATTTAGCAGCTAATATTACTGGCAATGCTGACACGGCGACTAAACTGGCCACAGCTCGTAACTTGAGTTTAATTGGTGATGCCTCAGCAACACTAAGCTCTTTTGACGGTAGTGCTAATATAAGCGCTGCAGTAACATTAGCTACAGTTAATAGTGATGTGGGTACGTATGGTAACACTACTACTGTACCTGTAATAACTGTCAACGCCAAAGGTCTTATTACCGCCGTAAGTACAGCCTCTATTAGTATAGCTACGTCATTGAATATTGCTGGTACTACTGGCACTGATTCAGTTACTCTTGGTACTGATACACTAACTTTTGCCGGCGGTACTGGAGTAACCACTACTGTAACAAATAATCAAGTAAGTTTTGCAATCGGCCAAGCTGTTGGAACAACTGACAATGTAACCTTTAATAATGTCACTGTTAATGGTTCCTTAAACAGTGATGACATTACTTCTACAAATATTAATATATCTGGTAATGCTGTAATTACAGGTAATTTAACAGTTCAAGGAACAACAACCACTGTTAATTCTACAGAAGTATCAGTATCTGATATTAATATTTTACTAGCAAAAGACGCTGCAAACTCTGCTCAAGCCAATGGTGCGGGTATTACAATCGGTGGGGCTGCTGCTACGCTCACTTACACAAGCGCAGACGATCGTTGGAATTTAAACAAAGATTTAAATGTTGCTAACGTGTATGGTGCATTAAAAGGTAATGCTGACACCACAACTAAACTAGCTACAGCACGTAATTTAAGTTTAACTGGCGATGCCACAGCAACACTAAGTTCTTTTGACGGCAGTACTAACGTAAGTGCAGCACTAACATTAGCTACAGTTAATAGTAATGTAGGCAGCTTTGGTGACACTGTAACAGTACCAACTGTGACAGTAAATGCCAAAGGTTTGATTACTGCAATCAGTTCTGCTGCAATTCCAACAGCAAGCACTTCCGTAAAAGGGTTAGCACAGTTTGATATTAATCAATTTACAGTAACATCAGGTTTGGCTACAATTAGTGCTATTGATGGTGGTACATACTAATTAATTTACCGTGCTTATATAAGCAAGAAAGGTAGCCGTATGGCAAAAATAACAGTAAAACGTAGCAGTGTAGAAGGAAAAGTACCTCTTACTACAGATTTGGATTTAGGAGAGTTTGCTGTTAATACATATGACGGCAAACTTTTCTTAAAACGAGATAATGGTATATCACAGTATATTGTAGAAGTTGGCGGCAATCAGGGTTTTTATGTAAAAAACCAAACCGGCTCATCAATTAGCAAAGGCACATTAGTTGGTTTTGTAGGTACAGTCGGCAGCAGCGGTAAGCTGCTGATCGCACCATTTTTAGCAAATGGCACAACACCCAGCGAATATTTTATGGGTGTTGTATCAGAAACTATACCTGATGGTGGCGACGGCTTTGTAATAGATCACGGAACAATCTATAACTTAAATACCTCCGCCTGGGCTGCTAGTACTGTACTGTATGCAAGCGCAACTACTGCAGGTGCCTTTACGTCAACTATGCCGGCTGCGCCTAATAACAAGATTACTGTTGCTGCTGTAGTTAACTCGCATAGTAGCGCAGGTGTACTACAGGTCCGAGTTAGCCTAGGTAGCAAACTACAAAATGACGAATTAGTACAGCTAAGCTCATTGTCTAGTGGAGATACACTAGCGTATAACGCAACTACTAGTAGATTCGAAAATTCACAGTTAAAAAGAATAAATAATACCAGTCTACTAGGAAGCGGTAACATTACTGGTGCCTCAATTTTAAATCTGGTAAAGATAGCGGTTATAGGAGATTCTCTTAGTGCGCAAAATCCCGCTAGAACAGGACATTGGGTTGAGTATTTAAGCAACTATATAAATCAATTTGGTGATCGCTGCGAGTTTACAGATTTGGCAAAAGGCGGTAGTACTTACTATACCGCATACACTAATGCCTTGTACGGTAGTAATACTATGGTACAGGAGTGTATTGAACAAAACCCAGACATAGTTATTGTTATGTTAGGGCTAAACGATGTAGCAAGCGGAAGAACTCAAGCACAAATTATCGCAGACAGTACTAGCTTATATCAGGCCCTACGCAACGGACTACCTAACGCAAAAATAATATACGGCAGTGAGGTGTGGTACGATAATGTTAATTTCACGCCAACCACCTTAAAAAACAAAGGTGTAATTCCTATTAAATGGACCCTAAACTCCAGCGGAATTTTAGCAAACTGTTTTACCAGCGAAATCGCGGATAACTCTGTGTCTAGTACAATACAAACTCAAGCCACAAATTGGGTAGCACTTGACACCAGTATTAAAGCGCTGTCAACTATAAACGGACACTTTACTTACAACCATTGGAAAGTGGGAAGACTGGGGCTGTTTATACCTGACGGATTACATCACAATGCTGAAGGGTCTAAACTAATTGCAAACGACGTAGCGTACGGACTGTTAGCAAACTCAAGCATTAGTACACTATTACCTAATTTTTATTCCAACGCAGGGTCTATATTAGGCACGTCAGCAAGCACGTTTGAAACTGTGCTAACTTCTAGTGGTGACGGGTACACTACGGTTAGTGGCGGCGATCACGATATTGTAACCTTTGAATCAGGGAATTTCCGTAAGTACAATCCAGATAACTGGTTTATGCCGTATAAAGGCAAGATACAAGTAACAAATCCAACAGCTACACTAGACACCGCGTCGTATATAAAAATATCATTTACAAATGTAGCACCTAACACAGAGATATTTAAGAGTATTAATGGTGGAAGTTACACCACAACTAGTACTACTACTGACTTTACTGGAAGTGCTGACTCGTTACTACCTGGAAGCGAGTTTGGACTAACAGGCACATACGTAATGCGCTTTAAAGTTGGTTCAGAAGTTTACGGTCCAGTTACAATAACCATTCAACCATCTACTGGAACAGGTTCTGACGGTGTTGTATACGAAACCGCACCAACAATTGCAGGACTAAGAGAAGTACGGGTAGCTTTAGGTGACAGCTCTATTAATCTAACGGCTGGTAATGTATTTACAAAAACCATAACTGCAAATACTACATTTACTGTAACAAACATGGCCGCAGCAGGAACAACTCACAGTTTTGTGTTAGAGTTAACAAATGCTGGGGCTTACGTTATTACTTGGTGGACTGGAATTACGTGGCCCGGTGGTGTAGCACCAACCTTAACAGTTAGTGGACGTGATGTATTGGGCTTTTATACACACGATGCTGGACTTACTTGGACAGGATTTATACTGGCAAAGGATGCAAAATGACATCCAGAATTCTACTGGGAAGTTGGACCAGGCTAACAACGTGGACTAGTAGCTGGACTACCAGCTGGAGTACTACAAAAACCACTACAGTTAGTACCAGTCAGTCAACTAGTCAGGCAACTAATACTAGTTGGGCAACTAGTTGGAATACTAGTTGGACAACGGTGTGGAGTACAACAAAAAGCACTACCCAATCAACAACACAAGTAACAAGTCAATCAACAAACACCAGCTGGTCAACCAGCTGGACCACAGATTGGGCTACCAGCTGGAGTACTACAAAAACTACTACAGTTAGTACCAGCCAGTCAACTAGTCAGGCAACAACGACAACCTGGACCACTAGCTGGAACTCTGCATGGACTACAAGTTGGAGTACTACAAAAACTACTACAGTTAGTACCAGCCAGTCAACTAGTCAGGCAACAACGACAACCTGGACCACTAGCTGGACCACAAGTTGGAGTACCACAAAGAATACCGCAGTTAGTACCAGCCAGTCAACTAGTCAGGCAACAACGACAACCTGGACCACTAGCTGGACCACAAGTTGGAGTACAAGTATATCTACTACTGCTTCAACTACTTGGAGCACTAGTCAAGCAACAACCACAACGTGGAGTACTACCTGGACTACTGCATGGTTAACTAACAGAACCACTAGCATTAGCACCAGTCAAACAACTACAGTATCTCGAAGCACAAGCCAAGCAACTACAATACTTACAAGTTGGACCACCTCGTGGAATACAGCAGGTAACACTAGCGTTACTACAAGTAGTTCTACTAGTCAAAATACTGTAAAAAGTGCGAACTGTACACAAACACAAGCTGGCGTGACTTGGTATGATAACTGCCCAACAAACTATATTAATTATACTATCAATTCTGTTTGCGGACCTAGTATAAATTGCTCAAATTTATGTACTTCCAATGATTGTCGTTTTTATCAAATAACTTATAACTATAACGCAACAACAAGCTGGACTACAAGTTGGACTACAAGCTGGGCCACTACAAAAACTACGAGTGTAACTACAAGCATAAATACCTCTGTTACAACTACCTGGACAACTAGTTGGTCGCAAGCAACAACTTGGAACACTAGCTGGACTACTGGTTGGAATACTAGTCAAAGCACTAGCGTATCTACAAGTCAGTCTACAACCACCAGCTGGTCAACTTCTAGAAACACTACTTGGACTACTACTTGGACTACAAGCCAAGGAACCTCACAAAGTACTACTAGATCTACAACTACTACGTGGACCACTGACTGGACTACTACATGGGCTACAACAGGTACCACAAGCCAAAACACAGCAATTAATACTGCAATTAGTACTACCACAACTTGGAATTCCGTATGGAATACTAGTTGGGGTACAACAGATACAACAAGTCAAAGCACTAGTAGGACCACCCAAATATCTACAGGTGTTAGTACTACTACAACTTGGAATACTAACTGGAGTACTTCGTGGAATACAACAGGTACAACAAGTCAAAATACTAGTACAGCAACAGTTATAAACACTAGTCAAGTAACTGCCACTAACTGGAATACTAGCTGGAATACTAGCTGGAATACAGCAGGTAACACCAGCCAGTCTACCAACATAACCACTGTTATTAACACTACACAAACTACTTCAACTACTTGGAATAGTACTTGGAATAGTACTTGGAATACGAATGGTATTACTAGTATAGGTACAAGTATTAGTACCTCGACCTGGACTCAATAAGGATACATATGTTTATAGCTAGAATTGAAAATGATATTGCTGTTGAATATCCTATTAGTGAGAAACAGTTTCGAAATCGGTTCAAAGATGTTTCATTACCAAAAAGATTAACTTCTGAAATACTTAAGTCTCTTGGATATGTTTTTGTGGAAAATGCAGATTTAGACAAGTTTCCACAAGCTACAAAAGATTTTAGGGTAGTACTTGACTCAGTAGTCAAACAAGGCGATAGGTGGGTACGTACTTATAAGCTAGAACCAGTAGTATTACCCATAGAAAAAAATGCAAGAATACGTAGACAGTGGGAGCTTGTACGAAAACAAAGAGATGAACTAATCAAACAAATAGAGTGGAAAGTTTCTAGGTACAACAGAGAAATAGCTTTAGGAATTACTCCCACTGACGATATAGTAGAGCTACATAAGTACATACAAGAACTAACAGATATAACAAAACAGCCAGACCCATTTTTGGTAAAATTTCCTACACCTCCCGGAGAATAAATTTAAATGCGATTTGCAGATGAGCGGATGACTGATCCAGCTATACAAGAAAAGAAAATAGGTACTTTTGCTAAGCGTAGTAATCGCAATCAAATAGCAGAAAAGTACGAAGACTTAATAAGAGATAATGCTCCATACCCTATTTCTTATGACGTTAGTCAAATTCAACCACTTAATTTTTCAGAGTATACTTACACAGAACTATTAAGTGGTTTCTGGATAGCAACACAGTCACTAGAAATAAATTGTAGACTGCTACAAGAAGCAAGCAATTACAACAACATAGACTCAGCTTTAATACCAGAAAAGATTGTGGCAGATAAGTACATACTATCTGACGACATAGAAAAATACAAACACGTAAAAAGAATATGTTTTTTACCAGGACATAATATGTTAGACGTAGCTAGTGTAGAAATTATTTCTAGACTACTACATGAGAATGACGATATTATGCTTAAGCCACATCCAATAACCAACCAAGAATCTTTGAATATTTTTGGAAGTAGGTTTGGATGGAATAAAGTAATTCCCAAAGACGTATCTGGAAATGCTTTATTAAAAAACTGCGACGTAGTTTATACTACTACTGCTTCAGAAATGGCAATATCTGGAACGCTTATGGGTAAAAAAGTTGTAAATATTTCTAACTTTTTTAATGAGGGTAGCGGAGCCTATCATCCAATAAGCAGAATTTTATTTTCTGCCCACAAACACAGTGTGCACAAAGCACAAGAGTGTTTGCTACGAATTTTTTCGTGTCCTTGGTCTGGTATAGTAGTAGAGGGTGCTGATAGCCCTGAGTCCAGAATTCACGAGTATTACAAAAAATCGCTAGAATATAGAGACTTTTACAAACCTCTAGCATCTCCGCGAGGAAATAATCCTAATAAAAAGGCTTAATAATGAGTAACCCAGTTGCTGTGAGAATAGAACTGTGTAAAGCATGTGATAGGTTAAATAAACTAAATTTTTGCTCAGAATGCGGCTGTTTTATGCCGGCCAAAGTAAGATTTAAGTCGGCTAGCTGCCCTATAGGTAAATGGGGTCGGGTAGAAACTTCACAAGTACCGGATAACACTTTAACGACTAACTCAAACCAAACAAATAAATAATGTTAAAAGAAAAAACTACTGTTCTTGTCACAGGTGGTGCAGGCTTTATTGGTCACCACCTAATACGTCGTCTTTTAAAGCACCCCAATATTAGTGTAGTATCGTTAGATAGATTAGATTTTTCTGGAAACTTAAACAGGCTACATGAATTATCTAAAGAGTTTTCAAAGGACGACATGTCTAGGCTCAGAGTAGTATATCACGATTTACGAGCAGAAATTAACGATACTTTAGCTAAACAATTGGGTGAGATTGATTATATTATTCACATGGCTGCTGGAAGTCATGTGAATAGATCGATTCAAAACCCAATGCTATTTGTACAAGATAACATCGTAGGCACATGCAACTTGTTAGAGTATGCTCGTAAACACTTACCAAAACTAAAGAAATTTATTAATTTTGGTACCGACGAAGTATTTGGTTCGGCCCGAGAAGGCGTTGAGTATACAGAATACTCCAGGTACAATAGTAGAAGCCCTTATTCAGCAACAAAGGCTGGTGCAGAAGAGTTGTGTGTTGCATACGAAAATACTTACGGTATGCCAATTTACTGTACGCATACAATGAATGTATTTGGTGAAAGACAGCTAAACGAAAAGTTTATAGCTATAGTTATTAATAAACTTTTAACCAATCAAGAAGTATTAATACATGCAGATCCAGAAACTGGTACAAAATCAGGGCTGCGTCACTGGATACACGCTGCTGATGTTGCAGATGCTACTGTTTTTATAATGGGGTTACCACACAAACAATTTAAACTGGCAGACAGCAGCGGAGACTTTACTTGCCCAAAATTTAATATTGTTGGGCCAGTAGAGCACAGCAACTTATATGTAGCAGAAAAAATTGCTTCCATAATGAAACTACATTTAAAATATAGGTTGGTAAGTTACGATAACCAACGGCCGGGACACGATTTCAGATATAGTTTAAGTGGCCAATATATGAAAGAGCTAGGCTGGGAACCAAAATATGACTTTGATACCAGACTAGAACAGGTGGTAACTTGGACCCTAAACAATAAACAGTGGCTATGAGCTATACACCTATTACAAATTGCTTAGCTTGTAATTCTAGTAAACTATTTAAGTTTTTAGATTTAAAATCTCAACCGCCGGCAAATTCTTATGTAGAAACACCGTGCCAGCAGCCAAGTTATCCTTTAGGGCTGCAATATTGTGAAACCTGTACTCACGTGCAGCTAACTGTTCAAGTAAATCCTGACGAATTATTTAAAAACTACTTGTATGTGTCCGGCACAAGTAAAACCGGCCAACAGTATTTTAAAGACTTTGTTGGTGTTACACAAAAATACGTTGAATCAATAAATAATGTTTTAGACATAGCTTGCAATGACGGATCACAGCTTGCGTGGTATAAGTCTGCAGGATATAATACATACGGTATTGACCCTGCAGAAAATTTACTGCCGCTAAGTTCTGCGCACGGTAAGGTAGTGTGTGACTATCTAACGCAGAATAATATCAAAAGTTTTGGTGTAGATTTTGATGTTATTATAGCACAAAACGTATTTGCACACATTAGCTACACAGAGGACTTTTTACAATACTGCAAATCAGTGTTGTCGGATACTGGTGCTATATTTGTACAAACGTCCCAAGCAAACATGGTATTTAACGGCGAGTTTGACACAGTATACCACGAACACTTGTCGTTTTTTAGTCCAGAATCGGTGTTGGCTTTAGCCAAGCGTGTTGGTTTGTATCTGGTAGACATATTGACCCCCAGCATTCACGGCACTAGCTATGTATTTATTTTACGCAAACACGGAAGTCACGTAGATATTACTAAGTTTCGTAAAGTTACTAAAAGCACGGTAGAGTCTTTTTCTTTAAAAGTAGTTTCTATTGTTTCAGCCACTAAACAAATTATTGATAACTATAGAAGTGCCGGGTACAAGGTAGTAGGTTATGGTGCTGCCGCTAAGTCTAACACGTTTATAAATTTTAGCGGAATAACTTTAGATTATATACTAGACGATAATTCACTAAAACAAGGGCTGTATACTCCCGGAAGTAATATTTTAATTAAAGCACCTAGTACTTTACTGCACGAGTCAAACAAATTGCTAGTAATACCACTAGCTTGGAATTTTTATGATGAAATAAAGTCCAAGGTACTAAGAGCACTTCCACAGGCTCAATTTTTACGATACTATCCCTACATACATATTGAATAATGCAACATTATAAAATAATAGTATTAGTAATAGCTACTACCGGTGGCGTTTATGATGAGTTTCGTAAAATATACAGCAAATACTCCGATACAAATAATCATATAAAAGTATTGTTTGCGTATGGTAAGCCTAGTATTGGCGATCATCAGTACTCAAGTAAAGATTTAGTGTTTGATACTATAGAGGATAATTATTATCCCGGAATGCTAAAGAAAACCCTGTATGCACTAAAACATATAAATAATACCTATAGTTATGACTTTTTAGTGCGTACTAACTTGAGTACTTTTTGGGTTTTTGACAAGTTATTGCAAAGAGTATCGTCACTGCCTACAACCAACGTGGTATCAGGTACATTTAGAAAAGCTGTGGATAACTTTGGTAGGCAATTGCCAGAATATATTTCAGGAACTGGTATAGTGCTATCCAGAGATATGGTAGACGTTCTAGTATCGGATAAAACCATACTTGATACAGAATATCCTGAAGATTTTGCCATTAGTAATTGTTTTGTAACAAAAGGAATACGCCTGACTAGAGCAGTACCCAGACCAATATGCTTACTAGAACAAAATAGGGCTATAAACCCTAGCGACATTGAAAAGCTGTTAGAGCTAAACACCAGTACAAATATCGACCACTACAGGATTAAAAGCAGTGTTGATTTAAGACACCAGGATATACACATAGCAAATAAGCTGTTAAATTTTTACTATGGCAAAACACTATAAGGCCATTATACTAGTACTAGCATCTGAAGGGCCGCTGTATAATGAATTTAAGTCTTTGTATGAAAAGTATTTAGACTGTAGTCCAGATATTAAGGCATTTTTTACTTATGCAGGAAAAGTATCGTTTTCTCCAAAAGAACACGATTTAGTATACCCGGACTTGCAAGAAAATATACTACAACCTTGGCCAACTAAAAAAGTAGTTAGAGCCCTAGAGTATATTGACGCTAATTATTCTTATGACTACATAGTAAGAACAAATTTAAGTACTTTTTGGGTGTTTAACAGATTAATAGCTAGGTTAAATACTCTACCTAAACACAATGTTATAAGTGGAAGAGTTGGATATATACCTCCTGAATTTGTGGTTGGTACTGATATGGTGATATCAAGAAATTTAATACAAGCACTGATTCACAATCAGCACCAGGCTTTTAAAGACTATAAGGGAAAATACATAGCTGAAGATAGGATACTAAGTGAGTTTTTTACTGAATTTTGCGGAGTCCCTCTAATACCGGACAACAAATCCGTACGAAATGTAGAAAGACTAACAGAATATTCCCAAATCTATGTACAAAAATGTATTTCCAGAGACCCAGCGTATATAGACCATTACAGAGTTAAAAATGTAGCGGATCGACAAATAGATATTAACGTAATCAAAGATTTAATATCTTATTACTATGGTATAAACGCCTAAACTATTTACATTGAGGCAAACATGCTAGAAACAGGACTAATAGGTGGCATACTAGGCGGATTATTCCGCCTAGCACCAGAAGTATTGAAATTTTTTAAGTCTAAATCAGAAATGAAGCACGAGCTGGAAATGTTCAAGCTTCAAACTGACCTGGAGAAAACTCGCGGTGAGTTGCGGATTGAGTCTAAATACGTGGACTTTAACACCGCGGGCCTACAAGCCATAGCCGAAGCTAATCGCGCAGAGGTGGAACTAGCCAAAAATAACTACCGGTGGATTAATGCTTTTATTAGCCTGCAACGTCCATACATTACGTTTACCATATTTACACTATACGTGTTTATAAAGCTAATAACACTGGCGTATGGTATTCAAACTGACATGACGCTCTTGGAAATTGTCGGTCAAGTGTGGACTGAAAACGACGTTGGTGTGCTAATGATGATCCTAAACTATCATTTTATAGGACGCAGCATTGAAAAGTATCGAAAGTAATTTTATTGAAACTGCCAAGCACACGTGTACCACACAGCTGTTGGTGCCGTGGGAAGGCACAGGACCTCGTACTCCAAGCGGCGGCTTTGCGGCGTACCCAGACCCGGGCACTGGTGGTGCACCGTGGACTATTGCGTGGGGGCTTACGTACCATCCTGACGGTAAGCCGGTGCAGCCAGGTGAAACGTGGACGTATGACTACGCACTGCAAGCCAAGGCACAAGTACTAGACAGTTTTGTGTTAGGCGTGCTGCAGCTGTGCCCCGGGCTGGTGCATGAACACCCCAACCGTCTAGCCGCGGTCACCAGTTTTGCGTACAACTGTGGACTACGCAACTTGCAGATTTCTACGCTGCGCCGTAAAATCAACGAGTGTGAGTGGCACGACGCTGCACGCGAGTTTTTACGGTGGAACAAAGCCGCTGGGCGTGTGCTGCGTGGCCTAACTCGCCGTCGCCAAGCAGAGTCGGAGTTATTTCTACGTGTTACAACACCACAGTAAATTTTTGATTTGACCTCAAGTATGTAGTGTGATACAACAATTACACACAGCAATTTTATCAACCACCCAAGGAAGTATATGGCAAGTGGCAAAAAAGCGCGTCGTGAGCAAACACCGCAAAATCCAGTAGAGTATGGTTTTCGCGATGTAAAACCACTGAATTTTATTCAAGGCGAGTACCTACGGGCAATTCAAAGCAATGAGATTGTGTTTGGAATTGGCAGTGCAGGCACAGGTAAAACATACGTGGCAGCAACCTACGCAGCAGGTGAGCTATTTCATCGTCGTGTAGAAAAGATTATCCTAACACGGCCGAATGTAGAAACTGGACGTGGACTAGGATTCTTACCCGGCACACTTGAAGAAAAGTACGCACCCTACTTAGACCCGTTTGATCAGGTATTTGTACGCTCACTAGGCAAAGGCTTTTACGAGTACGCACTTAAAAATAAAAACATCGACCCTAAACCGCTGGGTTTTATGCGAGGTGCAACCTTTGACAACTGCATTGTGTTACTCGACGAAGCGCAAAACGCTACTCGTGAGGAAATGAAAATGCTACTATCGCGTGTGGGCAAGAACTGCAAAATGATCGTCAGCGGTGATGTAGATCAGGCTGATATTCCTGACAGTGGGCTTAGTGATGCAGTACGCAGGCTAGAGCATATTCCGGGCATTGAGGTAGTGCGATTCCGTGACGAGGATATTGTGCGATCACCAATGTGTAAACAAATTATCTTAGCATACAAGAACTAACATGGCTAAAACATACAAACCAACATCCGGCATGGCAACTGCCGCTAAACGTGCCCTGAAATGGAAAGACGAAGGCAAGTCAGGCGGTACACTAGTTGGTTTGGCTCGTGCTAACCAACTCAAAGATCGTGAACCACTAAGTGCGTCGACAGTACTACGCATGTACAGCTTTTTCAGTCGCCACGAAGTGGACAAAAAGGCAACTGGATTCTACGCAGGCCAAGAAGGCTACCCCAGCAAAGGTCGTGTAGCGTGGGACTTGTGGGGCGGTGACGGTGGATATAGCTGGAGTAAGTCCAAACGCAATCAAATCATGCGTGAGCGTGAAGGCAAAGCACTGCGAATACTGCAGCTAGCAACCAAAGCCGCAATTCCACCTATGCTACTAAACGCGGCTGCCCAAATGCTGGAAGACTACGCCAATGAAAATATTAGCGAAGAGCTGGACGCATTTGGTCAGTTTATGTACCACGCGCAACTACTACGCAATAACCACTTAGATGTATATTTAATGGACTTGTACCAAGTTGAACAGCCGTATCGTGACATACTAGTAATGGTGTTCAGTGAGTTGAGTACCGACGATGAAGATAGTGATGCCGAGGTGGACACAGAAGACTCGGATGAGGACACAGCACCATGAAAAAAGCCCCCAACCATTGCTGGTTGGGGGCTTTTTGTTTTATTATAGCTGTGGTTCTGTAGACGGTAGTTGTTGTTGGGCCTGTTGTTGGATCTTCATACTAAGTGGATTACAAATTTTAGCAGGTAGCTCTTGTAAGCCCGCTAGTAGGTTGTTAATTTCTTCCACGCTTAGTTCTAGTTTTAGAACAGTATCTTTTGTTACTTCTGTACTCATTTTATTGGACATGCTCCTGTTGCACAATCTGCTTCCGTGATTTCATCAAACGAATTGGTATCGTTTAAATCTACCGGTAACAAGTTCTTTGTATACTCTTTAAAAGTTTCTTCGGCTACTACTTCTTGTGGCAGGTATAGGTAACCGAGATCTTTGGCTGTTTTGGTTGGGTCTGTGCGGTAAATAAAGCTCACTCCAACATAACAGTCCCAGTTGTCCAGCAACCAGTCAACAATATCGTTAACTTCGCTCGGGTCGTAGCTAATAGTTACTGACGTGTTTTGCTGATTCCACGAAGTTTGCAGCAGCTTGTAACGCTCTAGTTGAACCACAGCACTTTCAAGGTTAACATGTTTACCGTCAACTACGTCAAACGGCACACCTTCCCAAGCAACTGGGAATGTTACTAGTACGCCACTTTCGTCTACTGGATGGTTGATAACGTTGTAGTTAGCTGCACGCAACTTTTCTACAACCGGATCGTGTTTACTAAACTGCACATTATTGAAAATGTACTTGCCTAGTGGCTTGTGCACACCTTCAGTAGTATCCATTATCTTTGACAATGTACCCGATGGTTTCACACACGTCACGTTTTTAGGACGTGGCAAACCCAGTTCGTCAGCCATGCCGATCGCAGCACCAGTTGCAGTACGCTTTAGGTATTCATAGTCATACGCACCCATATCAGGACGCATTGCAATACCTGTTAATCCAACACCACACAACCTCATAAAGTAGTTGTTCAGGTGCCACGACTCTTGCAAGATGCCGTCCTGCAGGTTCACACAAGTCTGACGATAGTTTGCTCGCGCTGCGAGACGAATAGCTTCGTGTAATCCGGCCGTGTCACCTTTAAACTTGGCAATGTCAGTTTCAGTAAGGTTACAGAAACTTTTGTTTCCAAGTAAGATTTCCACACAGGGATTTGCTCCTTTAAACCAAGGGGCACGACGTAAGGCTTCAACTTCATTGATAAATCCTGGTTCACTACCACCAGCTTCTTGCATTAACTGGAAAATATGTGTTAGCTCTTCGCGCAGTGGCTTTTCTTTGAATACTAGGCTGTTATTACTCTGAGTGCGGTGAGCGTTATTATGCAGCCACCAGTCTTTTTTGGCTACTGCAAATTCTTGCCACTCTGGTTGTCCGTAGTCGAAAAGAGCAATTTCAGCACTACGACGGCTTGACAGGATAGTTCCCAACCAATTGACAATATCAAGAATATCCATCCGAGTAAGTAGGCTATCGGCACGACCGTTAAGTATATTAGCAATCGCAACATAAGCTGTCGAAATTGCACTGTCGCCGCTGCTAATCCACCCATAACCTTTTAACCTTTCACCTGCTGGACGTAGTTGTGAAAAATCAAGTACCAGAGTATTAGCAGGATACTTACCCGCAAGCAGCTTGCCAATAGACTTTGCCCAAGCCTCTGCCGAATCTCCGACTTGAATAGTCCAGGTTTTAGTTTCTGGATCCCATGTTTCCACATTATGTTCATTTCCACCCTTTGCGGTACGCGTACTACGCACTACACGGATATTTTTAATTGGTTTGGAGAAGCCGTTGAGCGTACCCACAATTGGCTTAAATCCAACACCACAGCCTTGTAGCAGCAGCCATAAGACGTCTACTACGTCGTAGACTGTTTCTACGTTTGTAAAGCTGCAATTGAATTGTGATGCTTCACGATGTTTGGCAACTGCTGTACCACCAAGCCACAGTGTGCGACCACTCATTAATACCTTGCGATCTAGCATTAGTTGTTCTAGGTCAAATAGTTCGCCATACTCCTGGTCGTTTAGTTCACGACCGACCGCACGCTCCCATAACCACGCTTGGTGATCAATAACGCGTGCAACTGTTTCTTGCCAGCTTTCAAATTGTTTTCCATCGTCGCTGGTAGGCCTGTTGTAGGTTCTACGTGTAATTACTTGCGCTCGTGTTGAAACTGTCATAATTTCCTTGTATTATTTTCCTGTGGAACCAAAACCGCCGGTTCCTCGCTGCGTGTCATTCCATACATCAACAAAGCCTACTAGCTCTACTCGCTGTACCACTAACTGGGCAATGCGGTCGCCATGCTCAATTTTGTATGGGTCTTCTGAATTATTTTTTAGCAGGACTTTGATATTGCCACGGTAATCCGCGTCTATCACGCCTACGCTGTGAGGGATACTAATTCCCTTTTTTCCTTGACTCGATCTGTTATATACAAACCCGGCGAAGCCTTCTGGAATTTTGATCGCTACTCCGGTATCAACAAGTTTTTGTTCTCCGGGATAGATCTCGATCGTATCCTCGGGCAGCCACGCACGCAGGTCCGCGCCTGCATCTGTGGGGTGTGCACGCTGCGGTAAGTGTGCGCCAGCTTCTAGTTTGCAGTGGAGGCTTGGTCGTACCTCGCCGCCTCTAATATACGTCTCAATACTGTAGTTACTCATTGTGTATAAAGTTGGAGTGTTTGGTCAATTTCATGGCAGTTGGCTTCACCAATTGCCT